AGAAAAACGTCTTCATTTTCGAGCCGATAGATTCGAGCGTGTTCCAAACGGTTTGAAGTTTCTCCGCTGATCTACTGAGAACGCCAGCCTGTGAGCCGTAATCCGCCGCCGCGCTTTTCAATGCTCTGGCGTAGTTGTCAGCGCCGCCAAAAATTACCGCGATATCTCGGCCGCTATCTACAAAATCAGCCATTGCGCCCTGAGCCTCTTCCGCTCCGAGCCCTGCCCTTTCCAATGCCTTTTGAACAATGAGCAAGTTACCGGGATCAAATCCGCCCATCTTATTTGAGATGACTTGCATTTCTTTTCCAAATGTGATCGCATCTTTAATGCCCTCCTTGAAAAAGTCGGCTGTCTTGAACGCTACGAACGACGCCGCTAATCCGCCCAACATTCGTTTTGCTGATTTGATGGCTTGGTCGAATCCGGTAATGTTAAGCTCTAAATATCCGGTTGCTTGTGCTGATGTTGGCATGATTAAAATAGGCTAGTTACTTTTTCCGCGAGTTTGTCGAGTTTGGTTTTGTATGATTTTCCCGTTATTTTCTCGGCTTTGTCTGAGACGTTTTTCATGGCGTCAACTTTTGCCGATTGTGATGCCTTATCAACCATCCAGATTCGAATCACGAAACCTTTGCTTTCAGTCTTTACGATTTCCCAACCTCTAGCAAATGTTCCGCGCGCTCTGATCCGACGTTGCAATTCTTGACCCGGCGTGACTCCTTTTTTCCGTTTGAGTTTCCACTTCAATCGTTTAGCAACCTCGTTTAATGTCGCTGGTGTAGGTGCGATTTTCCACGATTCTTGCTTCATGATTTTCAGAAAGAATTTGCTTTGCTCTTCTGCCAGCGTCTTGCCGTGACTCTTCGCGCCGTCTTCCATGCGGTCGAATGCGTTCTTTAGTCCTGACGGGTCAAATCTCATCTATCTGGTTGAAAAGTTCAGTTTTGTCTTCTGGTGGTTGAGTGTTCACGTTTTCCATTCTCATCATTGCATGACAGTAGGCATTTCCCCGTGCTAGGGGGAGCTCCCAAAGTATGAAATGTTCTGTCCATCCTGTGTATTTCGCTATCAATGCCACGTAAACCGCTGGGTCACATGGCTCTATTAGTTTCCCACTGGATCAGCTATCATATTGGGGTCATCCTGATCGATTGGAACGGCTTGATTCTTTCCAGAGTGTTCCATGATCGACATGAATACCTTTCCTAGCTCTTCGTAGTCGTCTTGGCAAAGTTTGACCTCTTCCATCCAGTCGGTAACTCTCTCCGTGAAATAGTCCACGTTTCTTAGCCCTTTGATGATCTCGCTGAGTTTACAGATCGAGCCATAAATGCCCGTTGCAAACATCGTAGGACCGGGCGGGAATCCCGCCATGATTGATACAAGGTGGTTTTTCCTCCCGTAGGAAATCGGCTTGATTTCGATCCCTTTAAATTCCCATGTCGTAAACATGCCGTCGTCTAGCTCTGCTGTAGCATCTTGTGCCGTTTTTGGTGGTGTCATAATATTTATTTCAGTTAATGATTTCCCAGTCCTCCGCCAATAGGTCGCTTTGTGATGCTAGCCATCCGGTGAGAACTTTTTTATCTGCGGTGAACATCCTCACGCTTCCTAGCGCATCGAATGACTCTCCGCCAACTTCCGACTCAATCACCGCGCGTAGAGCGGGATCGTGGATTACCTTGGTGGGTATTCCGTCGCTTTCCGGCAGAAGAAAAAGAAACATCTTTTTTCCGTTCCATCCTGATCGCGCGACTCTTTTACCTGCTTTCAGTGCTTCCACTGCATATCCGATTCCTTTATTTTGTGTGTTCATAATATTTATTTCAGTAGTAATTTCATTTTGTCTTTAAGTGATTTGCTTGCGCGGTGTCCGACGACAATAGTTTTGTTTCCGACTTCGATGACGCGCATCACCTCTACATTGTTGTGCATCTCATGAATGAGCGAATCACGGTTCTCCATGACTCCTTTCATCCAATACAATGGGTCTTCAATGTCTCGATTGATCGTCTCCCATTCTTTGGCCGCTGCGAAATCCTTAATGGTTCTCTCTGCAACTTCTGAATGGTCGTCCATTTGAACATCAAACCAAAAACTGTATTGTTTCCGGTCTTTCCCGTCAGCCCCCCGCCTGATTTCGCAGGTGGTGGGGTCACTCTCTCGACGCGGAACGCCGAAAGCGATTAGGATTGATGCTATTTTAATGTCTGTAACGTATATGGATTTCATGGTGTGAATATTTGGATTTTCTCTCGGGTTTCCGCGTATGTCCGCCCGTCTTTTAGGCGGCATCCAGCATCGTATTTAACGCCCTCGGCTGGGAATGTCATTTTGGGACATGCTGAACCGTCACGATTCACAAAGTATTCTTGGCTTGATGGCGATATTGCCAAAAGCCAACTCTTCGCGCTTACTTTCCACCCCCACCCTTTCGGTAGGTCGTGGAGTTTTTCGGGGATTCCAAATATATAGTTTCCGTGTGTTATAACTGCCATAATTTCATAGGTTTTAGGTTAAAGTGCTCCAGTTATAGATCCGTAACGCGTGGCGTTTCCGGAAATTTTCATGAACTCGGTATTGCCTTTCACTACATCAACATCATCTACATAGACTCCGCCTGTGGTTAACCCGTTAGAGTTGTTCGTGTTTGCAACTGCGAGTTCTACGCCGGGGGCTGCTGCCGCTACTCCCGTTGTTCCTACAATAACACCAGAAATCGTAATTGCTTGTGTTGGGTTGTAGAAGCTAACTAAAACGAAATCCCCTTGCCCGTTTCGGACTTGGTTTTTTTCGCGTGTGTCCTTTGATGTGTGCGCTTGCACAAGAATTCCTGTTTCTGCTGTGAGCGCCCAAGTTGCCCCGGTCGTTCCTATTGTGATTACTGCCATGGTATTAGTTGGTTAATGGGTTGAGTTTGGGTTTTCATATTAGATTGGAATTGTATTATCTCCGGCTTCGTCGAGTTCCATGCAATAGACCCAGTAGGACATTTTATAAATCATCGCTTTTCGGTCATTGTCGGTCGTCATGTTTCCAGTTGTAGGTTGCCATCCGTGACAGTGGAAACCTTTGAGGGTTGATATTTTTTCGGCTGTTGAATCGTATGCAAAATTGTTAATTGCATTTAGGATTTTGTTTCTTACCGCTGGTGTCGTCTCTTTTGAGTGACTTCTAAATTCTAGGTTTCCCGATACTTTAAATATCCCGCTTCCAGGTGTGATTTGCTCTTCGGATGATTCACATTCGATGATGATGTATGGCATCGGCTTCTTGGTGATGTCTGAATCGGTCAGATAGACTGGAACGGCTTTTCTCCGACCAGTCGCGGCGTTTACCGCTTTCTGTAGAATCGATTGAATAGATTTTGCTGTAGCTTGAAGGATCATTTTAATCTGCTCTCACTGTTACGATTAACTCATTCCCGTCGGCTGATGTGATAGACGAAAGGACAATCTTGGTTTTGTTTTTTACGTGCAACTTTGATCCGACTTCGATCTTTTCTAGGTCGGTTGTTTTGAAATGGACGCGCTGCATTTCTAATGACTCCGCGCCTCCGAAACCTTCGATTTCATCGTTCAAAAGGTCATCTAGCAAGACGTTGAATTTTTTAGATCCAATCTTGCAAACTGTCGGCATATCCCGTGTGAACACCTCGGCAAGATCTTTTTCCATGGCTGATTCCATACTCATGCTGATTTCTCCTTTTCCGGTTTAACTTCATCCCATCCTTTCTCTGGAAATGTTTCGTCATCGGCGCACATTACGATTGAACCAAGTCTATTTAGCTCACCTGCCGTGGTATGCTTGAATCCTTTCAGAACATTCAGGCTTGCTGAATCTGATTCATCGATAATGAAAATATATTCTACGTTCTCCGGTTTAGCTGCGTATGAAAACCACGTTTCACGAATCGCTAGAGCTTTTTCCGGCTGTCCTTTAGTGGCGTGAATTATTGAAATCGTCTCGGCGTCATCGCTAACGGATGATTCCCAATCGTTATCAGCTTCTTTCTCTCTGCCGTTGAGTCGTAAACATTGGCGGTATAATTCATCAGCCTTCCATCCATACCATTCATGATTTAAACTCCAGTATGTTTTGGTTGGCCCGCTTAATGCTATCATAGCCTCTGCAAGCTCCATAGCGCGCCCGTGCTGGCCATCGATAATTGCATAGTTAATGAGTAAGCCTAGAGCCTCCCTGCGGTCTGGCATGAGTCCGTAAGCCTCTGCCGCAAGTTTCTTTGGCTCTGTGCCTGGGACTTGTGCGAGCTGCATCAAAAGTTCGTATTCTTCAACTACACCCAAGCCGCGCATGATGATCGCCGCCTGTGCAATCGGTTTGAATTCTGCTAGTTTTCCGTTTTGGAAATATTCTTGAGCAAGGTAAAATAGGTTTCTTGGTGCTCCCTCCAACTCGCCTTGAAGGATCGCTGTGTTCCGCTCGTATCCGCAAGTCTTATCATCAAGTGGCGAGTGATCGAAAATTGCATCTTTAATCATTCGATATGAAACGTCCTTTGGGAAATGAAGTTGCTCATGGATGGCGTGTTGCCATTTTGCGCCGATCCCCGCTTTTATTAACCGCTCTCTCCAGACAATCTGTTTATTGCTTCTGACATGGTAGGGCATGAGGTAAACATCCTTGCTTCCTTCCTCTGCCGCCGCTCTGATGGCTTCCGCTGCGCCGTCTGCTAAGATGTCGTCAGCATCAGCCCATAGGATGTAATCGCCGCTTTTTGATCGTGTGTCAGCAAGTTTAAGCGATTGGTTTCTAGCCTCTCCAAAATTGTCCACATGTGGGAATTCAACGCGGTTTTCGTATTGATATATGTCAACATTCACACCTACATCTAGGCATGTTTTATAGATAATCTCACGGGTATTATCCGACTCTTGATTCCCAACGGCGCGGACAAATACAAACTCGTCAACGGCTGGGGCGAATGAGCGAATAAAACGCTCGATGACCGACTCTTCGTTGCCGATAATTGCTGATAAAATGATTTTCATAAGGTAAAGGTTCCCGCCTCCATATTTCAGAAGGCGGGAATAGTTGCGCTATCCGTTAGGCGTAGCTAGTTGTGACGAGTTCGCATGCGGTTTCGTCGATTACTTTCTCGGCGGTGTGTTGACGCACGCGGAGAATGTTCGAGCGACGTTCATCGCTGCGGTATGTTTCTGGAGTGAACAGGCCGGTAGTGTCTTTCGTCCATTGGATTGTCCGACCTACGCCCCCTGCGGTGTATTCACCTCCAGCGATTTGACAAACAGCAAAGTAAGTATCACCCCAAATAAACGATCCGGAGTAAGTTAAACCTTTCTTATTGCTATTTCTTGGAGCGTTACCGACATAGATTTTATCTACGCCTAGAGCGTTAGCTACATCAGCTTCACCGGGAATAAGCTCTTGACCAGCGGCCTTGGGAACTACCCCGAATACTTGGTTTTGAAGCAAGGTCGAACGCTTAATGCGCTCGAAAATATTCGCGCTCATAACGATAGCGTTAGGAATCAACCCGTTTTTAAGCATGCGCAGCTTGGCTGCGGATACGTCGGCTGGCATATTGATCGTGGCGAGGTTAGCTTCGGTGTAAGCCACGGCTGCTGCGGTCGCGTTGAACGTGGTGGCGTTCATCAGCTTGGCTTCGACTCGGACTTCGTAAGAGATTTTCAAGGATTTCTCCAAGAGCATCGCTTCCGTGGCTTCGACGTTCATAAAGCGTTCCGTCTCAGCTTCGTATGCGTCATCAATGACACCTTCTAAGCCGTATTCAGTGGCGTCGAATGTATCAGTGTCGTATTTACGGTTGACTCGCTGGTAGCCGTCCCCGTTGGCGCGCGGCTTGGCGTCACCATTAAGAAGTTCAGCGTTGGCGAGGTTAGCGCGCATGTAGATACCGCGTTTGACATCTTCACCCTTTACAGGAAAAATAAGTTCCCCGATGCAAAGTTTGTTGAAGTCAGCGTTACCCTGCATCATTAGAGCGTAAATGTCGCTTCGTGGTGTGGCTTGTGCGTTGGTATAAGGCATTGTATTAGTTGGTTAGTGGTTTTGGTTTTTCGTGGTTAGTTGATAACAACTTCAATGACCGTTCCGTCACCGTCCGCAGCCGATTCAAGTGCTGTGACATGGGTTAGGGTTACTACTCCAATGTAACCCCCGGTGATAACACCGTATGCTGTGGCTGCTGTCACCGCTGATGCGCTGATGGCTGCCATGTGGGTTCCTGGAGCTGACCATAGTTTCACGCTGGCATAATTTGCATCTGCTGCGTCCTCTTGCAAGACACCGATTCCTCGGGTATTGTTGGCTGCTACTTTGATTGTTCCGTCGGCTTGAACATTGACAACCGTGAAGGCTGTTAACGCACCAGACGCCAGAAAGGATTTGAATCCAATATCGTTTTGACTACTCATTGTATTATTTAGTTAATGGTTGGTTGAATTATTTCACATTGCGTCCAGCTTCATATGCCTTGAACGCATCTGGGAATCTTCCCGCGTTGGTCAGGATGTGAGCTGTTGCTTTCGATTGGTCACCGCCGTGGTTGTTCGCCTCATCTGCCACGTATTCCGCAAAATGCTTAACGGTGGGTTTTGAGTCGTTCACGGGGCCAGACTTGCCGAGCTTGGTAATCCCCATCTTAGCTGAAAATGCTTTGATGGCTGCTTCTGCTCCGGCTCGACCTGCGCGCTCATACTTTTTCTCTTCGTCCTCATCGTCCTTTTTATCCCCATCTTCATAGGTTTTCTTAGGGTCTGAGTCTTCTGGATTATAGGCGGGGTCAGTGGCTACGATTTCGGATTTAGGATCGGGATCATCTCCCATTTCCTTGTCGTCTTTATCTTCACAGTCGGGATCGGATGGCGTCTCAAGAGCCGTCAACCGTGTTCCGAATTCTTCGATTGATGCCATTAGATCGGTGATCGTTGGCTCTTCGTTTTCTTCGTTTGGGTCCATAGTATTGGTTTTGGTTTTAGTTTCTGGTTCTTGCTTCTCGTCATCCTTATCGGGGACTTGAAACAGTGATTTGTTGGCAGCGGGGTCGCTGACGATTGCCGCGCAAAATACTTCTGAGCATCGGGAGAGACACGATTCGCCGCTTGGCTTATCCTTGCCTGTAAACTCCATGCTAACCCCCATATGCTCGGGGTTCTTTTTGGCGATCTCAAGAAGTCTATCGCGTTGTGGTTCCGCTTCGTAAATGTGTAAATCTGCTGTTACCTTCTCGGACATAAGACAGAAGTTGTCAGCCCATCCCACGGTTGCCATTACTCCGCTTCCGTGATCGGCTTTTACTTTGACCTTGCCTAGCTTTTTGCAGGTCTTGAAAATCTGTTCAAGCGTAACATCGTCAATCATGACTTGCCGCCCCTTGTCGTCAAAATGTCCAGTTGCCTCGCCCTTACTCATGAGAGACGCGGAACGGATTATGCCGTCATCATTAACGACGACTGAATCTTTTAATGATTCGAAATAGTGGATTTTTTCTAGTGTGCTCATGATTAGTCTTTGTATGATCCTTTGATGTCTGACGGGAGTTTGTCCCATGAGAATTGCCCCTTCTCGATGATGTCGTATGCGATGGCTAGAGATTCCGCTTCTGATTTTCCTTCTCGCATTAGAGCGATAGTCAAAGCGTGACGTTCATTGCGTTCTTTCGATTTCTTGGCTTTAACCTTACTTGATGATTTGCTTGGCCTGTCCTCGGCTGGCTTCTTTCTATCTCTCCGCTTCCTGCGCTCTTCCAGTTTGCTGAGCGCTGCCTTGTGCTCCGCTAGGAATGCCTTAGCCTTGTCTAGTTCAACTCTGAGCTTTTGAAGGCTTTCCGTTTTTCCGCTTTTCTTTTCGGTGGCCAGGCTTTCCGTGATGTCTTGCACCCAATCTTCAGCAAACTCGACTTCGCCTTGCTCGGCTTCAATTTTAGTATTCAGTGATCGGTCAGAGATTGCGAAATTGTGGCGCGAAAACTCGGCTGTGTCTTCCGTCTCTATGCTTTCAGTGGTTGATTCGGTTGAAGAAAGCGGCATTGCGGGACCAGCTCCAAATACTTCTTGGACTGTCATACCTGCTTTCTTTGCTGCGTTACTTTTTATTTCAGCCCATCTGGTCATTGACTCAGCCACGGCCTCAGGGTCTTGAGAGTTATCAACCCAATACTTCATGGGGTCGAGTAGCCCTGTCTGATAAAGATTAACCGCCGCTGTTGACTCTTTTCCAATGTCCGGCTGTGGGTGTGGCCTGTATCCCCATCGTCCCTTGGTGATGATGCTAAGAGTCTCAACGGGAAAGATTCCCTTGGCGATAGCATCGATCAGGAACGTGTCCTTGATCCTGTGCGCATGTGGTGAGAGAACGCGCTGGCCACGTTCGAATTCTGCTTTTGCCATCTCGGATTCAAGACGACTGCTGACGCCTCCGAGGGTTGAAGCGTCCAGCGCGAAAGAATAGGGTAAGCCGTAACTCATAGCCACGAACTTGAGCAGAAGTGTAATCAATGCTTGCTCTTCGGATGACGGGGAATTGCTCGACGGGAATTTAATATCCGCGCCCTGTGGCATGTGGTTGATCTGTCCAAATTGGATATCCTGTTGCATTGCCGCGCCGCCGCTCTCGGGGATGTTTGTTTGGTATGGGTCAAATGCTCCTGAGCCCTGCGTCCCTCCGTTTGAGTTTGTGAAGACGGTTAACGCGCTTGCGAGTTTGGCTTTTCCTTTGACAAAATCCACCATCTCGTAAATGTCGCGCATGTTCTGAACTGCCGTTGAGAGCACAGACACGCCCCTGTAGGTGTCGATCCGCATCGGGTCAACTAGATGCACGAACTGACTTGCAGGGATGTCCACGGGATTGTCATAAACACTGGTTGTCATGCTGCGATGAAACACGCGGAAAGCATCAATCTGGCCATAGTCACCTATGATGAGCCCTGACACGTAATCATTGGAAACTACGTTTTGATAAATGCCTCCGATCCGATCTGGCTCGACCGCTTGGATTTTTAGATCGTATTCAATGGCTTGCTCTTCGGTAGCATCATCTGGTAGCTCTGGCCTTAGAAACGCCCATCCATAATCGCCACCACGATTGCAACCCATGATTCCAAACTCCATCATTTTGAAGAAATCGAATCGCCCTGTTACGTCACAATTTGGAAAAACCTCTTCGTTGAGATACGATTCAACAGCGGCGTCCAGTTCGGGGTCGCCTGTCTGAGCGTGGTATGAGATTGGCGCGGTGTAGAGTGCGTATTTTCGGTTGAGATGTTTCGCCGGGGCGAAGTTGCGTTCCAGGTCTTCCGCCTCTCTCAAGAGTTGCAATCGGTCGCGCTGAACGTCAAACGAGTTGGGTGAAATGTTTTGAGGCGCTGAATTGCGCTTGTTCGTATGTCGCGCACCATCGTATGAGAATTCATGGAGAACTTTACGCGCCGCAATGCGTCTCACACCAGTGGCGGGAGCTACGGCGCAAACGGCACGATCAAAAAATGTTGGTTTAAAATCTTTCATCCTAATGATCCTCTTCCCATTCCGGTGTTAAAGTTGGCTCGGACTACCCTTGACCGAGTGCCAGATAACAGACCCAACGCATAATTTGCCTCTTCTAAGACTCTTTGCGCTTCGTCTAGGCCGGGAAAGCTGAACGACCTTCCCGCGATTGTGTAGGATGTTCCCCGCGCCATAGAAGCCAGTATGCCGTCCGCCATCGCGTCCCGCATCTCGGTTAGCTTCTCCGCAGGTAGTCCGACCAGTGTTCCTTTTGCTGCCATCTGAAAGTAACCTTAGC